AGATACCGCACTCACCTATTCAGCCTTTTGGAATGCGGTCAATCTGATTGCGGGTCCCCTTGGCTCTTTACCCCTCCATTTAATCCAACAGACCGGCAGAAACAAGAAAAACGCCATAGGCCAAAGCCTTTATCATGTATTACACACCCAGTACAACCCCTACATGACCGCAATGGCAGGCCGGGAGTGCCTTGGTGCCCATGCTCTTACATGGGGCAATGGGTACGCCGAGAAGGTCTTTAACGGCTACGGTGACATAATTGAGCTATGGCCTATCCCTCCGAATCGCGTTACCCCTAAAATGCAAGACAGTAAACTCGTTTACGAGATAAGACTACCTGATGGTGGTAGCGTAATCCTTCCAAGAGAGAAGATTCTACACATCCCCGGCATCGGGTTTGACGGGTTTATGGGGTATTCAATCGTTGCGATGGCGCGGAAATCCATTGGTTTGGGCATGGCGATGGAGACATTCGGCTCTCATTTTTTCGGACAGGGCACACACCCAGGCGTTATTGTGTCACATCCTGGGAAGCTGGACCCCCAGACCCACAGCAATATGAAAAAAGGGCTTACTGATACATACAGCGGGCTTGGTCAATCCCATAAACTTATGCTTCTTGAAGAGGGTTTGAAAATCGAGAAGTTAGGAGTTTCCCCAGAAGATTCGCAGTTCCTGCAGAGCAGGCAATTTCAAATCACAGACATGGCACGATGGATGAATTTGCCGGTTCATAAGCTGAAGGAAATGTCAAAAAGTTCCTTTAACAATATCGAATCTGAGAATGCCAGCTATGTTGCCGACTCATTATTGCCGTGGTTTGTGCGGTTTGAAGAAAATTATAATATGCAGCTCTTGTCTAAAACACAACAGAAACAAGGATTCTTTTTCAAGCACAATTTCGAAGGACTTTTAAGAGCCAGCACTAAAGACCGCGCTGAGTATTATCGGATAATGATAGGGACAGGCGTAATGACTCAAAACGAAGCCAGGTCTAAGGAGGATTTTAATCCCAGTGCTGATCCATTGGCTGATGAATTGTTCATGCCTACGGGATTGATACCACTTAGTAAATTTGAAGACTACCTGTCTAAAAATCAGGGGAATCAGGCAGGCCCACAACCAAAACCAAAAGAAGATGAATCGCCAGAAGATATAAAAGACAAGAGACTTAAACTTATAACAGCACCTAACTAACAATCAGGGCGTTCCTTAACCGACGGGTTGAGGGATTATAAAGAAATTCAAGGGCAGTGTGGACTCCACATCGGGATTATTCCCGGTTCACACTGCCCTTTTTCTTTGCCCTGAAGCTAATGGAGGAAAACCAAATGAGAATCAAAAGGAGCCCATTCAAACCGAGAGCGAAGGCAGGACTTTATAAAATCAAGGACGCAGACCCGACCTATGATTGTGAATGTATCGACTGCGGGCATGAGATGCAATCCGATGAACATTGCCGAGATATTAAATGCCCTGAATGTGGCGGAGAAATGAGAAGGGCGGAACGTCCAGGGCAGGGTGCAAAGAGTGCGAAAGCAACTGAAGCAACCGTTTTTATTTATGATGAAATTGGCTGGTTTGGTGTTAATGCCGAGGACTTCATAAAAGACCTGAACGGTATTAAAGCAAAGACGATCCATTTACGGTTTAATTCCCCCGGCGGGTCCGTTTTCGATGGCACAGCCGTATTTAATGCAATTAAGCAGCACAAAGCGAAGACGGTCTCCCACATAGACGGGCTCGCCGCCTCTATCTCTTCTGTGATTGCTCTTGCCTCCGATGAAGTACGCATGGCCGAGAATGCTTTTCTAATGATTCACGATCCGTGGTCGATGGTGATTGGGAATGCAGACATTATGCGTGAAGAGGCTGATTTGCTGGATAAGATCGGCGGAACGATTGCGAAGTCGTATATGGACAAGACTGGGAAAGACGCCAAAGAAATCAAGAAATTAATGGCAGCCGAAACATGGATGACAGCCGATGAAGCCCTCGAAATGGGATTTATCGACGCGATTGATGAGAATGAAGAAGACGAAAAGGCGAAAGCCACATTATTTGATCTGTCTGTTTTCGCTAACGTGCCAGACACACTAATGAAGATGGAAGCAAAGAAAGACCTTAATGAGCGTGATTTAGAGAAAGTCCTGCGAGAGGCAGGAGGTTGTTCTCGAAGTCAGGCTAAGGAAATATTGGCTAAAGGGTTTGCCGCTATTCAGGATGTGCGAGATGCCCAAACTGAAAGCGATGGTCAGGATGTGCGAGATGCCCAAACTGAAGAAACCCCTCTGCGAGATGCCGAGCCAGCCGAAGACCATGCGATTACCGAAGGAAGCACAGAATATCTATTAATGCAGGCCGAAATAATGGCCCCAACAGGATAAGGAGGACTTTTGAGATGAAAACTGTAACACAATACAGAGAAGATATCGCCAGTCTGATGAAGAAAATCGGTGATATTGATGCAAAGTGTATCGCAGAAAACCGCGATCCGACCGAGGAAGAAACGGCTCTAAAGAGCGAAATGATGAACAAGATCGACAAAACCCGAATAGATGTGGATGCGCTGGTACGCCAGGAAAAGATAGTTGCAGAATTGAGCGCACCGATATCCGCACCTGAAACCAAGCCTGCCCCACAGAATAGCAAAGGCAGTGGGATTGTAGTCCGAGATAAGGATCGGTTTGCCACTCTCGGCGAACAGTTGAGTGCCGTTATAAACGCCGGGAAACCAGGCGGGATGGTTGACCCTCGGTTGAGGAATCAGGGTGTAATCCAAAATGCAGCCACTGGCTTGAATGAAACCGTACCCAGTGAAGGAGGGTTTCTTGTTCAGACTGACTTTAGTTCTGAACTTCTGGAACAGGTAATCGCAACGGGGCTTCTGGCTGCAAAGTGCAAGCGCATTCAGATTTCTGGGAATTCCAACGGGATCAAGTTGAATGGCGTTGACGAAACCTCCAGAGCATCGGCTACTTGGGGTGGCATTCAGGTTTACATGAAAGACGAGGCCGCCGCTGCAATTGCGAGTAAGCCGACATTCAGGGAAATCGAGCTTAATCTCCATAAAATGATCGGAGTGTGCTACCTCACTGAGGAATTGATGGCTGATACTGTGGCCCTGGCGGGTTGGGTTACGCAGGGCTTCGTTCAGGCCTTTGGTTTTAAGACTGATGATCTAATTGTCAGAGGTACGGGCGCTGGACAGCCTATGGGCATCCTGAATTCAGGGAGTCTGGTATCAGTTGCCAAGGAAACCGGGCAGACCAAAGAGACTATTTTGGCAGAGAATGTAATCAAGATGTATTCGCGCATGTTCGCAGGATCTTTAACGAGCGCCGAATGGTACATCAACCAGAACATTTTGCCGCAGCTTTTAACCATGTCCCTTGCAGTTGGGGTTGGTGGAGTACCGGTGTACCTGCCGCCAGGGAACACTCTGTCAAATGCTCCAGGTGGAGCGCTTCTCGGAAGGCCAGTAAATCCCATTGAGCAGGCATCGACCCTTGGAACTTTGGGCGATATTATGTTTGCCGATCTGAGCAACGGGTATCTTCTTGCGGAGAAAGGCGGAATAAGGCAGGAAACCTCCATTCATGTGCAATTTTTACAGGACGAGGAAGTCCTGAAATTCGTGGTTCGGCTGGATGGACAAACGGTTAGAGCGAGTGCATTAACGCCATACAAGGGCGGGTCCACATCAACTCAGTCGCACGTAGTCGCCCTTGCAACTCGTGCATAATGCGATTTAACCATTTAATTTAACTTGACATTTAACCGCCTCTTTTAAACCCCAAGTAATCATCAATTAATTACTTGGGATTATAGCAAAGAGGCGGTTAATCAAAACATTTCAGTAATTTAAAAGGAGGACGTTATTATGACTATGAAATTTTCACCAGAAACATTCCCGACCATTGAATGCCATGAGCCGGTCTTGAGTAATGCGATCGCTGCAACTTGTCGGCCCATTTACCTTGGGAACGCCGATGGTGTGTGGCTTATGATGCACGAGGATTACGCCGTTGATGGAACCCAGCTTGTTTTGACATTCAGAGAGGGTGCAACGGAAGCGATTGCCTTGGCTGGAACCTATGCTGTCACGGCTACCTGGGGCGGGTGGAAGAATATCACCGCACAGACCAGCGATGTGTGGACGGCATTGACCGCCGCTGCTACCTTCACCTTGGATGGAGAGGCGGGTGGTAACAACTGCATGTGGGCGTTTTATGTTCCCTCCATCATGCTCACAGACGGGTACGATTGGCTGCACCCGACCTTTGCCGATGGTAATGGTGGTAATTATGTCAGTGCTATGTATATCCTGGACGGTTTCAGATACAAGCAGGCTACACCTCCCACCGCGATGTAAACCGATAACCATGGCGGGCTGAAATATGCCCGCCTAACTATAAACCTGGGTGGTCTGGAAAGATGACCATGCCATTATCCAAAGGAGGATAAAAATATGGCGAACTATAACCCAAGCACGATTGCAAGAATTGCTGACATTAATTATGGACTGCGGGTTGATACAGCCGTTCTGGCCGCTACAGGCTGGGGCGGAATAGCGGTTTGGCCGTTATTTACCGTTGTCAATGGGAGAGTTCTGGTTAATCAAATTGTCGGGGAAATCACAACCGTTCTGCCGACGCTTGCCACATTGGTAAAGTATTATTTCACGCCAACCGGGGGGGCACAGGTTGACCTTAGTGCTATTTCTTTGACTGTTTCAGATTTAGCAGTAGGCATACGTATTTTAGCAGCAGGAACCATCGGAGGTGCAACCACATTCAGCGGTATTGGGGCATCAATGGCGCAACCGACACCCTACATAGTTGGTCAAGTCGGAGTCGGCGGAGCGCTTGGCATTGAATCCACGACTATAGCGTTGACTTCAGGGGCAGCAAAGTTTTCTGTCTGGTATGTACCGCTTGATGACGGTGCCTATATAGAAGCTGCATAAGGGAGGTAGGCTATGACCGTGCAACTTGTCACAACCATTCAAAGGTGGAATTGGTGGGATGGAGATACGAAGCCCACTGATCCACCGGAGGGTTCAACCGGGTACGAAGTCAACACAGGTGTAAGATGGATTTACCATGACGGAAACTGGGTTGAGGATATCTCGTTAATCTATGCGCTTACAGAAGCGTTACCATAACGGAGGATTTTAAAATGCAAGCAGAAGCAAGAGTGGGTGCGATTTCAGCATCCAGTGGGAGCGTAAATCCACTACGGACGAATGAGGAAGGTGCTCTCGTAACACAGTGCGGGGGCGGAAAGTATTATGAGGCGACAAAGAACGCTCAGGTTTACGTGGTCGCAAATCAGGCGGCGGTGGCGCTCACAGCATTGTACGCAACTCCATACACGGGCCTTTTGATAGCCAACCCGCCAGCTTCAACAAAAAATCTGGTTATGTTGCGATTCGGATATACCTTCACCGTTTTGGCACCGACAGCCGCTACATGGATTGGGTTGATGACTGGATCTGCTCCGACGACCGCCCTTGTCAGTACGATTGACACAAGGAATCGCTTAAAGGGTGGCGCCGCAGGCGTAGGTATCGCCTTAGATGCCGCTGTCTTGACTGGGGGTATCCCGGTACTTGAACAGGTGTTTGGAATGTATGGCACAGGGGCGACAAACCTATTCACCCAAGGCCCATTTGGTGACATCGATCTTGACGGTTCGTTGATTCTGGCTCCTGGTTATTATGTGGCTGCATGTAGTTTTGCGGCAAACACGGCCAGCGCGGAATTTTCATTTATGTGGCAGGAAGTGGATGCCTAAATAGTGGGCCGGTCATTATGACGGCCTGACTATAAAGGACAATTGGGGGTGTTAGCGTCCAGGGATATGTGGAACAGAGGTAAACCATGCAAGTGATTTTAAACACGGCTTCAGTGTTATATCCAATTACTTTGGCATCTCTCAAGCTCCATCTTCGTGTAGACAGCGGGTCATTTTCTGATAATGTGGATGAAAGTCAGAGTCTTGTGCCAGACGTTTACGCAATCCAAAACAATTACACCACGCATGTAGGAGATGGAATCGATGTACTCGGTTATACCGCCCTTGTGGTTCTCAACTCAGGGACCAATGGTGCGACCGGGACCGTTGATGTGAAGGTCCAAGAGTCAGATGATGATATCACCTATACCGATTGGCCCACGGGAGCCTTCACGCAGGTTACAACGGTCAATGACAATGCAGTACAAGAAATCGCTTATACCGGCGTGAAGCAATACGTGAGGACAGTTGCAAAGGTCTTGCTGGCAACTTGTGAATTCGCCACAACGGTTATCCGACTGACCGCGACAACGGTTGAAGACGACCTGCTAAACAATATCATCAAATCAGCGCGGGACTACGTTGAGGACATCACCCGCAGAACATTATTGACAGC